GCCGAAATGGAAGCAATCGACGCGGCAGGAGGATTATAAAAAATTATGAGTACAACTAACATTGGAAACCCGATGCAAGGCCGCCGATTAAAAGGCGGGAATAACGGTCAGGATACGATTGCCATCAAAGCGGACAACGGTGACACCACCACCGCCGGTTCAGCAACTCCGTTTTTGGAGTTCACGAATGCGAAAGTGGATGGTGCCGACAAGGACGGGAAAACGAACCTGACCAAGTATGCGGTCTCAGGATTGACACCCGGAGCAAGTGACATCGAAGGTGTGTTAATTAGCATCAACGGTGTTCAGTATTGGATGCCGGTGTATAAAGCGGATTAATGCCGTTGTTTGACTTCGAGAATCGCGAGACCGGGGAGGTGCGAGAAATCAACACCTCCTCGGATCTCGATAATTTTAAGGACGAGTCAGGCACCTGGCTCAAGTTGGAGGTGCAACCGGGTTTCGCGATTGGCGGGCAGCAAGAGGTGCCGAGTCAGTCGCAGATGATCAAGCGCGGCTATTACAAGCAGGAGCAATCCGGGTGGCGCAGCGAATACAGTAAGAACAAAGTAAAACGAGCGTGGGGGTTATAAGATATGGCAAGACAAAATGAACGATTCCGAAGCTACCAAAGCACCTACTCGCATAATTACAGCACTGCCGGGGTGTCGTTTCTCCCGACAAATATAGGTACAGGAACTTATTTTGATTCAGCCCGACCACAGTTAACTCAATTGGAAAACGTGGGAACCGAGCCGGTCTACGTTAAGCTGGGAACAAATGCCGGGGTTGCGAGTGGTGGGTTCAGTTACATATTAGCCGGTTGCACTATCGCGGGCGATGGAACCGGGGCTAGGCTCGACATCGAAGGTTACACTGGTGAGTTTAGCATAGTGGGGGATACCGGAGTAGCCGGATTACTTAATTTTACGAGAAGCGGGAGTTAAATTATGGCAGTTCAAAATGAGAGGTTCAGAAGTTTCGAGGAAGTAACACAGACAACTGTTGCCGTTAGTACGGTGGCTGCCGATGTAACGAACGGAAAACCGTTCCACTTGACGGCTCAGAATATAGGCACACAAGCGGTGTATATGAGAGTGGGCGCGACTGCCGCGACAACAAGCACAAATTATTCCTATATCCTCGCTGGTGGGGCCAACGACAACGATGGAACCGGGGCGATGATCGACATATCCGGTTACACCGGGACGATTTCATTTATCACAGCGAGTGGTACGAGCAACGTAGTAGTTTCACAAGGATGAGCGCACAAATTTTCTATAATAACGGGAGTTCGAGTTCTGAGGTCATAACGCATCTCATTAACAGTAGCGACGGCCAAGGCCTCCACTTCGACGGTGCGGCTGGCTATGTCAGCGCGGGAGACACCACGGTTCTCGACGGTGCGACCAAAGTATCGGTGGAGGTCATTGCGGCAACCAGCTCCACGACTGAAGGTGACGTTTTAAGCAAATGCCGTTCCACGACTGCGTTGCGGCTTTATTTTAAGGCAGATGGTAAAATTCACTTTCGGCTCAATAACGATAGTTCAAACGGAGATGCAACTTCTGCCGGTTCATACAATGACGGAAACCCGAAACACATCGTTGCAACTTGGGATGCGTTAAAATTACGAATCTATGTCAACGGCAACTTGGATGGTGAAGGTGATTTGGTTGGCGGTTCATTTAAGAATGTTGCCGACTATTTAGCTATCGGGGCGCAAGTTGATGCGTCTGCCTCGGCATCGTATTTTGATGGAACGGTTTATCGGGCGAGGTTGTGGAACAAAGCACTGACCGCAGCGGAGGTAACGGCTTCCTACGAGAACGCGACCGTGCCGTTTGCAGACCAGTATGGGAGTCAGACGGACTTAAATGCGGGTTACGATTTCACAAGTGGATGGACGATGTACAATTCAACGGCTACTGATGCCGACACGTTCACACAAACCGGCACAAATGGCGGCCCACGGAAAGACCTAACAACGGTTGGGAAAAAATATCGCGTCCGAGTTGCTGGAAGTAAAACAAACGCTAACGTCTTATCGCTTGGCCGTTGGGTTGTTGGAGGTTTTTACGGCACTATATCGGAAGCTGCCGGTGCTTTTGACACCACTCTTGAAATCACATCCGTTGAAACTTCTTTGCGACTCTCAACAGCGGGAACTGCTGATGTGGTGGACATCACGACTTTCACGGTTCGCGAAATCGGCTGCGTCAGCGACTACGACCTAGCGTTCGCAAACCCGACCCAATCGTTGATGGTTCAGGATCGTGCTGGTGCGGCAGACGGCACTTCGTCGGCAACGGGTGTGGTGCAAGTCACGCCGATTGAGCAGTTGAACAGCAAGTCCGCTCGCATAGGAACGAGTGCGGCGACACCGGCTGATGGGGAGTTGGCGATTGATGGGAAAGTCACAATTTCACGCGCCAATGATTCGGATGTTCATTTGTCGATGGCGCAAGCAGAAGGAACTGGACGCACATACAATTTACTCTCTGACGATTCTGGCCAGTTCAGTGTGCGCGATGATGCTACCACTCGCTTGATCATCGACTCTACCGGTTGCACGGGGATTCGGGGAAACAACTCAAACGCTTATAACCCAGCGGCAGGACAAGATTCTGATGGCACAACTTTAAGTGCTTGGAACTTGAACACAACAGCCAACACCTACGCCGCGATTCAATTGGCGCAAAAAGTAGGAGGTTCTTGGGGCAAAGTGAGAATCGTTTGCTCTGGTGCATCGAACCAAGGCGAACTTGGGTTCCAAGTTGAGAACGCTGGAACCTTCAAGGAGGCGATGCGGATTGATGGGTCTGGACTCGTGGGGATTGGCTGTACACCGGGCGAGATTTTACAAGTCAGACAGTCAGGTGCTAACAGTCCCACCATACTGAACGAATGCTATTCAACGACAACAAGTCGGTGCGGAAATTTAACATTTAATAAATCCGGTTCTAACACTGCCGGAACAGTCGCTGCAACGGAGGACGGCGAGAAACTTGGCAAGATTACTTTCAAAGGCGCAGATCTCGCACCATCATTTATTGAGAGCGCATCAATTACTGCGACTTGCGAAGGTGCGCCAGATGCAGACGCACAACCCGCCAAACTGGAGTTTTCAACATCCGATGCAGCATCGAGCCAAGTTCGTCTGACCATCTCAAGCGCGGGCCTCGCGACCTTCGCGAACGGGATTGATGTCGATTCAACCGGCAACTTCGTAAAACTTGAGGCATATCAAAACGTCTCTGTTGCCGATGACGCTACAATCCCACTTTCGTCGGGTAGTTGTTCGAGCGCAATTGTTTCAGTTTATGAAACCAGCGGCGGTGTCGGTGGAGTATTTTTTATCACATATTCCGGCACGGCGATTTTAATTGCTTCCAATGGTTCTGTCGCCGCCACGGATTCGGACGGCAATATGTGCGTCTACAAGAGTGCATCTTCGCACACCGCGACTTTCAAAAACCGAATGGGTTCAACGAAGACTTTCAGCGTGGCACAACTAGGAGGATATTTAGTGTAATATGAAGATTGAAATAAAAGACTTCAAAACGGACGGCGACAACAAGTTTGTCGGATTTAACATAACGGACGATGTGGGCAATCGCTTTGTCATCGACAAGCAAGTGCCACTCGCTGAAGGCAAGACTGACGAGCAATATGTCACGGAAGCATTGGCGGCAAGCCAAGCAGAAATTGACGATTGGCAAGCGTCATTCGCGCACGTTGGCAAAGAGTGGGATGCCGAGGCAAGCGCATTTGTGGCAGCACCGGCAGCGGAGGAATCAGAATGATCGAAGTAAACACAAAACCGAAGGCGGGACTCAACGTCTCGAAGTTAGCGATTAGCTTGAACAGTGCGGCAGAGTTCAACATGCAATTCTCCGTAGTGGGATGGGGTAAGTATACCGATTCCGAAGGCAAAGATGTGTGGGGCACCAATCCCATCGTCTCGACGCTTTTACGGGTGGACGGTGCGGCTTGGACTGACTGGGGCAAAACGCCGGGACAAACCGATGCGGACTATATCGCCAATCTAGCACTCGCCCAGCTTGGGCTTGAGCGCGATGACACTGTTGTTGCGGTCGAGCAACCGGCAGCCGAGGAGGCATCTGCCGAAGAGACGGTTGAGGAAGAATCCGCCGAGTGAATTTTGACGATCTCAAAGTCATCTTCGCGAGCGGTGGGGGCATCTCATCGTTCTATCTGCATTTGAGTGAGATGGTTCAGATCGGAATAGGACTGATGACGATTGTTTATATTGGTTTGAAAATTAGGAAGCTAATAACGGAGAAATAACGATATGTTGAAGAGTAAAACAGTTTGGAGTGCGATTACGACCTGCGTTGGGACGATTGCGGCGATAGCCATGAACGAGATAAGCCTGGTGGAAGGCTTGCAGTTGATGGTACCGGCAATTTTGGCGATCTTCCTACGTCACGGTGTCCAGAAGACCCAGGACGCGGCTGAGGATGCCGCCGCAGCGGCGAGTAGCGTCACAACCCCCACCCCAAAGAAGAAAGTCGTTAAGAAGGCGAGCTAGGAGGCTTAAATGGCAGGACTCACCACCACCCAGACGTTCAGCGATGGTGACACAGTCACCGCTGCGAAGCTGAACAACATCGTCGCGAACTGTTCGATTGACGCGAATGCCGTCACCACGGCAAAGATCCTCAACTCGAATGTGACGCTTGCCAAAATGGCGACTGCATCGGTGGACACCGGGCAGTTGGTGGCGGACTCCGTTGAGAACAGCAAGCTGGACGACATGGCGGCCAAGACGGTCAAAGCCAACGCGACCAACGCAAGTGCCAACCCGACCGATGTTGCGGTTGCCGCCAATAAGCTACTTGTTGGGACGAGTAACTCGATCAATGCGGTTGGTTTCACCACCGACCTGGAGTTGGATGCTTCTGATTCAGCGGCGGCGGACATTCGGGTAGCGGCAACTTTAATCGGAGGAAAAGCAAGTGTCACTGCCGACGAGTTGGACGAGATACTCATCAAAGACGCAACTGACGGTGCGCTAAAGCGAGCCACCGTGAAGTCGGCAGTACAGTCCCAAGTGGCGTCTACTGTAGCTACTGGTGTTTGTGAGTTAGCCACTGCTACCAAACTGATTGATCCGTCTTCAGCGGTAGCCAACGATGTTGTTTCCGCCTCTACCGGATCGTCTATGCTGGTAAAAGCGTGGTGCAATTTCACCTCTAACATAGCGGCCAAAAGTACTTCTCCGGCTGCCGGTCAAGTCACAGCGGTAACTTCATCAGCGTTCAACATAGCAGTTGGAGATCACACACTTGACGGGACAACTTCGACGGGAGGAGTACAGCAGACTGCGCTTGGAACTTATAAAGTTTATTTTACAACTCCGATGCCAAACACAAACTACATCGTGATCGGTAACGGATGGTTTGCAGGCGAAGACGAAAAAGCGGCAACGGTTGGCACAGTAACCAAAAATGTTGCTTACGTTACTATCACAACTGCCGCCGAGTGGACGGGTTACCCGAATGTCGGATATTTTCAACTTGCGGTATTTGGACTTGGATCATGACGCTCATCGATATAGCAACGTATGTCTGCAATCTGGTCAACAAAACGGATGACACATCCAAGATCCGGTGCAAAGAGTTCATACGTCAACATCATGAGAACGTCATCAACTCAGCGTTGTGGCGCGAGACGATTGACGTTGAGCAGGCCACGCTGCCGTTTGACGGTCGCCTGACGCAGATCATCCTGGACGATGGCGGAACCGGATACACCTCCGCACCCACTATATCTTTTACTGGTGGCGGTGGTAGTGGTGCTAGTGCTGGGAGTGAAATTGGCGGTGGCGCGGTTAGCAAGATTTACATCGTCAACCCGGGAACCGGGTACACATCTGCGCCGACAGTAGCATTTACCGGGGGAGCGGGCAGCGGGGCATCGGCAACTGCGATTGCGGACTCATTGGCGGACGAGATGGTTTGTCCTCAGAAGTTCGAGACGATCCTCGGCGTGAGTTACAACCAGCAGAACCTATTGCCGACCCAGTTGATCACGCAGTTCATGACCAACCCGGACAGTTTCAAAAGCGATGCCAACTCTGCTCAGTTTAGTGTTATTGATAGTTCGGGGATCAATTTTAATCCTAATTACGGGGCTATTGAATTTATGTCCAGCGACAGTTCGGACAACGGTAAGCAAATCACGATTATTGGCGAACTGGCGGGGCAGGAACTGACCATGCAGAAAGAGACCGTGACTCTGGCGAGTTCGGTTCTCACCACCGAGTCCTGGTCGGCAGTTCACTCACTCAGCAAAGAAACGACCACCGGATATGTCCAGGTGCGGAATCCGTCCGTTACGAGCGACTACTTCTTTTGGCCTGAGTGGGAGAACGTCAGCAAATTTCAAAGAGTAAAGTTTTTCGACCGGCCAAAGTATGATGCGAGTAGCCCGGTGAATCTGTACATCGTCGGCAAGAAGAAGATCCAGCCGATGGTCAGCGATTACGACACCCCCATGGTGGCGGGCATCGACAATGTGCTGATTCACTTTGCGACCGGCGACATGTTGAAACGGTCGCGGCAATTTGGTAAAGCGCAGTTGGAGATCCAGCAGGCGAATGCGTTGATGCAAGTGGCGCGTGACCAGGAGAACAATCAGAGTGCGAAGGAAGTCAGACTAATCCCCGATGTGTATGGGATGGGTTACACACGAAATGACTTCGGATTTTAAATCATGCCTGTCTACTATAACGATGGACTCGATGACCCGGTTCAATACGACCGGCAAGCGAGTTTCGTTGGTGGGCAGATAAGCAACTTCCGCGAGAACCTCCTCAACGAGTCCCAGGCGGAATCTCTCAAAGACCTGGACACCGAAAAGAACGGCATCCTGAAATCCCGGCGCGGGTTCCATCGGTTTGCGAATTTGCTGGGAACAGCAACCTCTACGAACACCCAAGGCTTGGCCTATTTTGATACGGACGCGAAAGAGTCACTGGTTGCGTTTGTTAACTCGAACATCTACGGGGTTGATTCGGGCGGGACGGTTACGACGATTGGATCGGCAAAAGCAAATAGTGCCACCGCCCAGGTGGACAACTGCCAGGTGGCGGACAAGTTGTTTTACGCGAGTCATGTCACAAACAACCGAGTCGGTCAGGTAAAGTGGACGGGTGCCGCGTGGGAAGTTATCGAAGTTCACGATGGCCCGACCAATTCCAAGTTTTTAGTTAACAACGGTTTTAGGATTTTCGCAGTTCAACCAAGCGACAACCAGGTTTATGTTTCAGACATTCTTCCGGGTGTGAGCGGTGGTGTTGATTCGCTGACCATCACCGAAGGAGGAACCGGCTATTCAGCAGGAACACTCAGTGCGACCGGCGGAGGAGGATCAAGTTTTGCTGGCACCTATACGGTGGACGCAGGTGCAATCAAAACCGTCACCATCACAAATGCGGGAACCGGTTACACATCTCTCCCAACGATTGTGCCGAGTCATGCGGGTGACGGTAACGCAGTCATCACCCCGGCATTCACAACCGTCTTCCCGGCTGCCAACGCATTCAAAGTCGGACTCGGAGATCCGATCACCGGCATGGCGAGTTGGGTTGGGTTCAATGTGGTGGTGTTCTGCAAGAATAGTTGCTATGTCATCGACACCAACCCGGTGCCTGCGACTGCAAGCCCGACCATCCCGGCAGCAAGCACGTTCAAGATTCGCACCATCTCAACATCGAGTGGTTGCCTGAGTCATGGATCGATTGCCCAGGTGGGCGAGGATTTATATTATTTAAGTCGCACAGGTGTGAGGTCGATCAGACGCACGATGGAGGAGAACATGGTCGCATCCGATGTGGGCATAATCTCCTACCCGATCCAGGATGTGATCGATTCCATCAACTGGGCGCAGGCCGAAAAAGCGACAGCAACCTGGTGGAACGGACGTTACATCCTCAGCTTTCCGACTGGCGCAAGCACAACCAACGACACCACCATCGTATACAACACAAACACGCAATCGTGGATGGGCGTGTGGCGTGGTGCGGTAACAATTGCTGCCGGGGTGGAGTCCAGCACGATCAACCCGGTTGACTATGCGGTGACGCAGTTCAGCGGCGGCAAACCGTTTTTGATTAGTCTGGACAAGATCGGCAACCCGCTTCAGTTCCGCGATTTCGTGGAGGACATCAACCTGGTTGATACAGATTTTCAGGACAAGACCACAACGGCTTTTGCGGACACCGGTTGGGAGGCGACCACCCGGGCATTTACGTTTGGCGAACAGATGACATCGAAGGATGCGGAGTTCGCTGAGTTCGAGTTTGACCGGAGCGATGCGGTGATCGACATCGGCGTGTTACTGGACAACGAGTCGAGTGACAATTTGGCGGATGAACTGGACACCGGTTCGGGGGAGTTACGACTGACGTTCACACTGCCATCGACGCTTGGCAGTGGGGCCATCACGCGGTTCCGTTATTCGATGACCCAGTACCCGGAGTTCCGGGAGTTACAATTTAATTTTAAGCAATCCGCCGAGGCGGGAACCGACAGCAAATACTTGGCACTGCGATCCATCCATGCGGGTGGATTTCTTAACAGTGTGGGGGTGGAGTCATGACGTATGACAAGAAAGTCGCTGAGGCTGTTGCGCTTGCATCCAACGGCAACCAGGATGCCTGGAATTATTTATTTATAATCGCGAGAGCGTTGAGAATTATTGATGACCTAGTGGATGAACCGAAAAAAGTTACTGTCGAGGACAAGTACAAGTTGGCCGATCTATTGTTGGTGGCATTGCCAAGCAATCCGTTCTTTATCGCGCACAGACTGTCGCTTGTGCCGCTTCACTTGACGAGCGTCAATGCCTGGATCGACTCAAACGATTGGATGGAGAAAGACAAGACAAGAAAAAATTATGCTTTGGTGATACGCGATCAGATAACCGAGTTGGTGTTGTTGGTCGCGTATATTACTGGAGGAAGTGATCACTTGAGAAATATAAGTTTAAAAGTTCGGGAGTTGTTTTTGAAAGAGGAGTTTTAATTATGGGATTATATTCATCAGACCAACCTGACCCGCCGAGCATTGCCGGTGCTAACGAGGCGGGGGTGTGGGCAAATTTGGAGACGGTAGGCATTCAGAAATTGATTGCTAACGCGGCGAAGTTCGGCAAGTCGGTAGACGTTAAGGTTCCGATCTTCGATGCAGACGGCAACAAGACCGGGTTCAAAGATGTCACTTACGATTTTAAAGGCTACTCAGACGCGGACGCTACCCGGGAGGAGATGGAGTTCGGACTTGAGGCTGCCGACAAGATGGCAGCGGGAATGCTGGATGTTCAGAAGAAGCATGGATTGGATTTTGTCGCCCAACGAAATTTAGAGTTGGAGGCATCCGATCCTATCGGCGCGGCGGTTAGGAAGAAACTCGGCGAAGAAGCGTTGGCAGGATTGGAACGGGGTTACGAACTTGACCCAGGCATGAGGCGGGAGGTTGACCAAGGCTCGCTCAGTCACATGGCAGCCACCGGGAACATATTAGGATCGGGTTCAGCCGTTCAAGTTGGGGAAAGACGGGGAGACGCAGCGTTTAGGCAGTACCAACAACGCCTGGCGAATGCCGCCAGTTTCCTGAGCGGCACAACGCCGGTCGCCCAGTTCGGTCAACTGAGCGGGGCGCAGGCCGGTGCCAGTCCGTTTAACCCAATGGGAATCCAGGCGGGTATCGGTGTTGACCCCAACGCTGGGGCACAAGGACAGCAGTGGGCCATGAACACCTACAACCAGCAGATGAATTTCGCCGCGAACCAGCAACCGATTGGTTCGCAGTTATTGGGTATGGCAGCGGGAATCGGAGGCCAGGCACTCGGTGGTTGGGCATACGGCAAAGGACAAAGCAAAGGCCAAACCCCGAAAGTATAAAAGACAATGAGCGCAGGATCAGCATTTGCGAGTGGAGTAAGAGCGGGCCAGAACATCTGGAACAGTGCCGTCAACAACGCGATGGCGGGCAAGCGACTGGACATGCTTAAAACGCAGTTTCAGTTCGAGCAGACGCAGCGGAAGAAAGCACTGGACAACCAGTTGGCATCGGAAAGTACATTCGACAAGTTCGTTGATTATCTTCCCGCCGCTCTCGCTTCCGGGGAAATCGATTTTTCTACTCCCGAAGGCCGAGAACACTATTCGAGTATAAAGTCATCAGTTGAGCCAAACATCAGTCGAGACCCGGCCACCTGGAAGCGATATGAAGCGTTCTCGAAAGAGTTCGAGGATAAAGAAGGCTATCCTGTTTATTTGGCGCAGAAGCGTAATCGTTTGCTCACGATTGAAAACTATAAAACAGTCAGCGGCGAAGATAATCCGATTTACAAGAGAGACGAGGACGGTGGTTTTATTCTCACGCCAGACGGAGAAACGCAGTTGGACTTGCCTGCGATGAATAACTTCCTCGAAGAAGACGCGCTCAAAAAAGAAGTCGAGAAAAAGAAAAGATTGCAAACGGCGATGTACGGAGAAGGAGGCATGTCGAAGTTCTTCGGTTCCAAACCAAGTGAACTTTCTCCGGGGGTACGAGAGAGGTACATCATCGACAGAAACAAGTTTTTCGATAAAGCGACAGCAACGAAAGACAATGAGAAGATTGTCGAGGCATCTTATGTGTGGGGTGATGCGCCAAGCCAAAGCGAGTCGGAGAGTCTGGGCAAATACAAGTTTACGACTGACCGGTTGAGCGAGTTGTCGGAACTAATTGAAGGCCAGACAACCGGGCCAATATCTGGCGTGTGGAGGAATTTCAAAGCCGGGTTGGGTCTTGACGATAAAGCATTATTGATCAAAGCACAGATCACCAAGATCATCCCCGGTTTGGCGCGGGGTGTGTTCGGCGAGGTTGGCGTTTTGACTGACCAAGATGTCGCCATGTATTCCAAGACGATTGGTAATCTGAACACCCCGGAAGAGGTAAACGAAGCACTTACCGAAGCGGCGATGGACATGGTGGCGCGTGGGTTTGAAAATAAACTATCCACGTTGGCGAAAAGCAGAAAGAACGTCTCGGGTTACCTCGATCAACTCAGAGACGTAAAGAAGCAAAGCCAAGAACTCCTCGGAGTCGAAGAACCGGAAACCCCGATTATCGAGGTTGAGAATTTACCCCAGTCAGGTGCGGTGGGTCTCACACCTGACCAGGCGGCAGCCGCACGGGCGGCAGCAGGCCCGGATGGTCGGGTGAAAGTTCGAGAAGCGGGCACTGATGTAATCAGAGAGATCAACGTCAATCCCCCCACCGAGGAGACAATTGCTGCGCCCACACCTGACCCCACCGGATTTGACTGGGATTGGGCAGGCGGTGTGGCGGAGAAACCGGAGAAAGCGGAAGCACCCAAGTCGGATTCAGAACGTCGATCACAGATTGAACGGCGGATTGAGTTCCTGGAGGAATCACTTGATGCAGAGCGAAACAAGCGTAAGCGGGGTGGAATCCTGCGTGGGCGCGAAACCGCATCGGAAAAGCGCATCAAAAAGTCCATACTTGATAACAAAGAGACGCTCAAGAATCTCTAATGCCTGAGACGTTCCAGATTGTTGAGGATCGGTTCACCCCACCCGCCCCACTCCCATCGACCACCCAGGACACTGGGTTACAGTATTTTCCATTGGTGGAAGAAGACCTCCGGCCCCCCCGCGATGAACCGGAGGAGGCCGAGGAGTTCGAGGAGATGGTCACCGAATACGACCGTCACGGCAAAGAAGTATCTCTCCCGGTTTACGATGACGCGGGCAAACGCCTCCACCGCCCGAAGTACGACAGTACCGGCAGGATGACTCACAGCGAGCGTGGGGTGATGACCTACGACGAGTGGCTTAAACAAAAGAACGAAGGCGATGTCGATTGGTGGGAGGTGGCGACAGGTGCGGTGAAACATCTTGCGGGAGGTTTCACGAAGATCCCCGGCAAGATAAAAGAAGAAGGCGTACTGGAAGCATCCGCGAATATCCCCGAGTCGTTCCTCGCCGCTATGGAAGGCGTGAGGATGATTGGCGGAGGAGCGGGCCGACTTCTCGCAAAACCGTTCCGCACTGAGGAGGAGGAGAACAAAGCCGAGTACGAGGCATACGCGGAGTTCGGTGATCAGATATTCCGCCAGTTGGAATTGCGGAAGTCGCGCATGGGCGATGTGGCGAGGATGTTTGGGGCGAAAGAGTTGGCCGAGGTATACGATGACGGCATCGACCCCGAGGTAGCCGACTCGCTCAGTTTAATTTTCGATCCGACCTACCTGGTTGGTGGTGGCTTGGCGAAGGTCGGTGCGGCGGGAATGCGACATGTCCCGAAGGTCACCAACAAATATGCCAAGCAAGTAATGGCGGCAGCCAGCAAAGCGGCGAACACCAAGATCGGTGCGGCGGGAGGTAAAGCATTAAAAGAAGTCGGTCAACGTGTTGCCACCCCGATTACCTCATTTGTTAGCGGAACAGGTAAAGTTGGAGAGGTGGTTGGGCGCGGGATGCAGAAAGGCGCGGAGATCGGTGAAAAAGTAATCACCAAAGCACCGACAGTCGGTGTGGTTGGCGGAGGTACGCTTGGATATTTCACCGCGCCCGAAGGTCGAAAGCTCGAAGGAGTGCTGACTGGCGCCGCTACAGGTGGTGTATTAGGCACCGGAATCCGGTATGGGGGGCAACTCGGGGAGAGTCTGGAAAAGACCGCACAACGCATTGGAGGCGCAGCGGAGGCTGCCAAGATCAACTCGGTCAGAGTCAGCGGACTCGGGACGGTGGCGAAGACGCGGAAGATGAGCGAGGATGTCGCGAAACAGTTCGTCAAGTACGACAACCGAGTAGCGAACAAACTTTTATCCGGTGCGGCAAAAATAGCGGACACCGCTGCCGTGGGTGCCGGTCTGGGTGCAGGCATAGGTTCGCTTATGCCTACCGACCCAAACAACCCCGGATGGGCGGCAGGACTTGGTATCGGAACATTCGCCGCGCCTGCCGGGTTAGCTAGTGCCAAAGCGTTGAGCAAACTTGCCCGGGTAGAGATCAGCCGCGGAGGAGTGCCAAGCGCGGATCTACGGTTGAGGATCAAAGAGACACCCGACCACCAACTGGCAAGCGAGGCAGTGGTCGAACGATTTGCTGCCGGGTTACCGGAGGAACAACGTGTGAGGTTTGTCGATCCTGACCGGGGTTTGAGCGTCCACGACATGGCAACCCAGGCGGAAGCGGTGAACTGGGCGATGGGCGCGAAGCGGTATGCCGGGAAGGACGTTGATCTGTTTGTCGGAAACGCGCAGGAGGTGATGGCGGAGACCGGGAATCGGTTCCATGAAACGGTCGCCGGGTTCTATTGGCCTGACACCAACAAAATTTACATCAACACCGATGCGGAAGTCTCGACGATGACGCTTCTGCATGAAGTGTTCCACCCCACCGAGACCTGGAGTTCGCGTCAGAAGAAACTCGACACTGAACTGGACGAGACCATCGATGTTGATCCGTTGCAGGATTTGCAGACTGACCTGGTGCAGACGATTGTCGGGACGTATGGCCCGGACGGCAGCCAGATGAAGGCGGGGTTGTACAGTGCAGACGAACTCGGGAAACTCATTGATCAGTACAACAGCAAACTGTACCCCGATCAGACGAGTAAAATAATTGCGAAAAAAGCGGAGATTGCGGAGGAGTTCAAAAAGTCGGGAGGAGCGGAAACGCCCGACTTGGCACTCATGAACCGGGAACTCGATGAGCTAACAATCAAGCAGGATGACCGAGCCAAAGAATTGGCGGCATTTGAGATGTTACCGGAATCCGAAAAGCGAAACTTCATTGCCCGGGAAATTTTGAGTGAACAGTTCGCCATGTTCGGTGAGTCGGCCCGGCACGGCATTATCCGCAAAGCGCGGAACACCGTTCTCAAGAAAGATTATTTCCGGGACAAATTCCTCGGGATGGAGATCGACAAGCTGAAACTGCATACGCTTGGCCGGTTGCGTAAGACGCTTGAACAGGTGGGAGTGAAGTTCGACCTGGCGGGCAACCCCCGGGGCGACATGACGGCAACGAGCGTTATCTTCAAAGACCCGAAGACCGGCAGGCAGATGGTGGTAGATCCGGGGGTCGAACATCTAATAGCCCAGTACATCATCGAGAAAGATAAACTGGTCACCCGGGTTTCGGAGACCGACGAGGTGGGTGGTTCGGAGGTGACTTATAAAGCCGGTGACGCAGTTAAGAAGAACAAAGACGGCACACCAAAAATCCCGGCGGCAATCATCGAAAGATGGGCGGAGTCCGGTTGGGTGAAGGTTTACAAAAGCAAAAAGCCGACTGACGAGAAGCCGACCACCAAAAAGCCGACTGACGAGAAGCCGACTGACGAGAAGCCGACTGACGAGAAGCCGACTGACGAGAAGCCGACTGACGATAAATTAAAAGACGGTGACATCCTCAACTCGACTGGCGGCAAGTGGCAGCCCGGTCAGCGTCCTGCGTTCACCACGGCAAGAGAGAGAACCCGGATGGACAAGAACCGGGTGGCGGCATTGGTTTCTGCGCTTGAGCCGGTCACCAAGCAAGTCGGGGAGGACGAGCCATCGGTGGGGGTTGTCCAGTGGCGGGAGACTGCCGATGGAGGTAAGAATTTTTCCGGGGGTTACTTTGATGATGCCCAGATGGCTGCCATCATGGATGCCCCCGATGACGTTGTTCGTCCGGTGTTCAAAGAGAACATCCGAATGATGAACGAAGCGGTGAAGAACCGTGAAGGTCAACCGTTCCTAGCGGACTACTGGAAGGCGATAAGCGGCGGTGGGTATACCTCGAAAGCCAGGATGAAAGTCCAACTCTTTACGCCCATCGGGATGTCGATCAGTTCGCATGGCAACTTCAATGCGACAGTGTTCAACATCGGTTATTTCGATAACAAGATCAATCGGTGGTTGGGACAGTCGGGTAAGAAGAAGTTTTGGAAAGAATGGGCGGATGAAGATGGGCGCGTAGATGTGGATGCGTTCCGAAACGATGTGCTTGAGTTGCTTGGGACACACCTGGCGGATGACCCGGCGAAGAGATTCCCGGAAGGCGTGAAGAAAGAGAAGATGTATTCGTTTCTCGGCATCAAGCCATTCGAGCCGGGGCGCAAAGATTGGAACGTGTCGGCGAAGGATCGGAAGCAGATTCACAGCCTGAGAGTTGACCGGATGCAGGAACTCACCCCGGGGATGGGCGAAAACTTCCCGATCAACTACGGCAAAGCGCGGGCCAGATACATGCCCGGAGAAGCTACCCGCCCGCCGGTCGATGACCTGGGGTTTTACAGTCGGGTAGCCGAGGTGGCGGCGGGCGACAAGATCCCCACCCGGGCAACCGGCGATCAGATGTTGGCGACGATAGCCAAGCAACCCGGCGTGAAGAAGGAGGAGATTGCGTGGCTCGGCCTGGAGGATTTCCTGCGTGGCAAGAAACAAGTCACCAAACAGGAGTTATCTGATTTCATTCGGGAGAACGATGTCCGGCTGGAGGAGACCGTATATAGCGGTGATCGATTTGATCCAATTGATCCTGATAAAAAAACCAAACCTACTCAGTACGAAGACTACCAACTCCCCGGCGCAGAACCCGGCAGCTACCGTGAGATGGTGTTGCGGTTACCGACTGAACGGCAGAAGTCGCGGGTGGTTGAAGGCGATGATGGTCTTTTTTATATTGAACATTCTGACGGTTCTCGGTCATCGCATGGAATTGATTCCAGGCAGGCGGCAGAACGCGAGTTGACCGCTTACGTTGAACGAGAATCGACCGGGGAATATCACCGCAAAGACCCAAGCAACTACCAGTCCTCCCACTGGGACGAACCCAACGTCCTGGCGCATGTCCGCTTCAACGACCGCACCGGGCCAAACGGAGAGAAGATTCTGTTTGTTGAGGAGGTTCAATCGGACTGGCACCGCGAAGGACGCAAGAGCGGGTATGCGGGTGAGGCAGGAAAGCCAAAAGCTGCGATATTAAAATCTAACAGTGGCGAAAGTTACGCTCTTTACAGTCCAGACAAAGAGCGAATTGGGTGGTTTTCGACCAGAGAAGAAGCAGCAGAGAAAGCAACAAGTTTAGGTTTTGAACCTGTAAACGAAGTTCCTCCGACACGGTTGGAGAAAGTCCCAGACGCACCGTTCAAGACTTCATGGCATGAGTTGGTGATGAAGCGGATGTTGCGTCATGCCGCCGAGAACGGATACGAGAAGCTCGCCTGGATCAGCGGCGACGAGACTGCCAAGCGATATGATCTGAGTAAGCAGGTGAATGAGATTGCAGTGCCATCGGTTGAGTCGAACGTCAGGTCAGTGAGAATTGATCCGATTAGAGGCACTTCTTTTAAGCTGATGGTTGATAATGGGGGAAAAGTTGATGGAGTTTTATCCGCTAAACAATTTACCGGCAAGCAACTGGACGAGGTGATCGGGAAAGAAATGGCTGAGAAGGTCATGGCATTTGAGTCTCCGGGGAAGCTGACCGGCGTTGACCTCAAAGTCGGCGGCGAGTGGGCGAGCAATCTGTACGACCGCATGATCCCGCAGTTCATGAAGAAGTACGGCAAGAAGTTTGGCGCGAAGGTCGAGGATGTTGCGGTTGGTGCAGGAGAACCGAAATCCGGTGACACGGTTATGCTGCCGCGAGGCTTTCTTCTTGAAGATTCGAGAACTTTTGATATTGCCGATGACCCGACAGTTGCGGATTGGGCTACGGAGAAATTTTGGGTGCTTGACCCGGAAAACGAGCCGGTTGCCGGTGGGAACACCCCGCAGGAAGCAGTGCAGGCGGCGGAGATGTCTGGATTTCTTGAACATCAAACGCTTGTACCTGTCGAGGTTGGTGGTGACGCCGCCGCTCGACTTGGTATTTATTCCCCGGAAAAAGTACCCCAGTCCGTTTTCAAATCCATCGACATCACGCCTGCCATGCGCGGCGATGAGGCGGGTAGCGTGGTGGGCGGCCAGGTGAAGTTCATGCCGGGTGTCGAGAAGTTCGACACAATCGAGCCTTCGATAATTTCCGAGTCGGTCAAGATCAAGCCGGGTGCGTTTGACAATGTTCGGTTCATGCCTGGGGCGGCGAGGATTCCGCTGGCGAAGATAGCCGAATCTGATCCGTTCATCATGGCATCTGACCGTATGGCCGACATGGTTTATGAGGTGCCAGGTTCCGGTGTGAAGATAGAACTGCATGGTGGCCCGGACTTTTCTTATCGTGATGGTGATGCGGTTTGGGCTTCCACTCGGAATGCCGCCACCAAGATTGGTAACTACGTTGAGCGGAGCGGGAAGAACCGTGCGCTTATCATGGTTCAGCGTGGGGACAACCATGCGAAGAATCCAAGCATGGGCCAGGTGTTTGTCGAGGAGTTGAAGGCGCGGGAGAAGAACATCACCAAGACCGACATGAACAAGATGCTTCGAGCGGCGAGCAAGCGGGCCGGTCTGAAGAAAGCGATCAAGAATGTTGGAGAACTTGAAAATGCTTATCAGTTTTGGGATTGGGAGACCCGGGGAAATTTCTTTGGTCAGTTCGGTCTAGTAAACAAACCCCACTCGCCAATCGGTGACCCGAGGAAGCGAGGATTTTTTGATTTCCACCAGATCATTAAAGACACCACCTCTCCCCATCTTTTAGACCTGCCGACCGGGGCGGTGGTCGGGGCGATTGAGTTTGATGGCGGGAAGACTTATTCGGCAAGCGAACTGGGAATGGTTCCGCATACCAGTTATGACACAATGCTGAAAGGCCGTGGGTTGGGGTTGTTCGAGAACCCGCCTCACATCAGCGAGATTTTGGATGTGCCCGAGAGTCAGCGTTCGGTGTTTACGTTGTCCCGTAGGTTCACATCTCCCAACCGGCTGAAAGAAGCGGCGCAGATGGAAGCTGAGAAGATCATCAAGCT